AGTTAATACAATAGCGTCTGGTATTTTATTTTCTGAAGATTCTTCTTTTTCTTTCTTTCTTCTCTCCGCTATTGGTATAGGCTTATTTTTTTCTGCCTCTTTATTTCTCAAGAATCCATCTATATGTTTTTCTAGATTTCTTATATCAGTTCTATCTTTTACAGATTCATAATATTCACTGATGTACTCCAACTTGTCTTTCTTAAAGAAAATAGAAAAAATAGATTCATAAGACGGACAATACTCTACAGTACAGTCTTTTTCTCTTTTCTCTTTTCTTTGTTCTTTTATTGTCTTATTAGGGTTTAGTTCTTGGTTTAGTTCTAAACCACTTGCTAAACCACTTGCTAAACCACTTGCTAAACCGGTAGTATCTTCCGGCTCCTCGTTTTCGCTTTTTGAAAACCCGTTACTTTGGTATTTATCCCAGTTTAATACCGTCACTTTAGTGCCCTTTTTAGATATATCTAACTTAATTTTTCCACATTCTTCTAATAAGCGAAGGTATTTGGAAACTGTCGGTTTAGACATATGACACCTTGATGCGACCTGATTCAGAGAGAGGATGCATTGTCCTCTCTTGATCAAGTCTCCGTGATGATAATAATCAACAGGATTAGTGTGTAGTAAGATGTCAATCCAAAGATGGAACATCTTGGAATCGTGATAGACTTCATCGTAGTCCATCATATAAAGTTTTATCCATCTCCTTCTTTCCATCTTCTAGACCTCCTTAATTAGAACTGTTCATAATCAAAACCATCATCGAAGTCGCCAAATTCAGCATCGCCGAAATCAGCATTGACTCCAGCATCTTCTAGAACCTTGTCAGATTCTTCATGTGGCTGTGGTGCTTTAGGCGCTGAACTTTCATTTGCAATTGCTTTAGGTGCTTCTTCCTGTGGTTCTTCCTCGTTTACAAATGTAACAGGAGCATCAACATACTCTTTTGTGCCGTCACTATTGATTACTGCCATATCTGCATCAATAGCATTCTGCAAATCAATTGACATGATACCCCACTTACTGATCAGCTGACGGAGCATAGTCTTGTATGCCATTCCGTCAAAGTCTTTAGACCAGAATGTCCAGTTAGTACCCTTTCTCTTGTCTGCTGCATATCCTTGAGAATACTTAAGCGCATGTGCCTCCATCTTTTCTTTTGACCAGTACATCGTCTTTCTAAAGCCGTTTGTATATTCAAACATTGCATAATAGCCGACTGTCTTAGCATTCTCTCTTACAAGTTCATCATCAATTAATCTGACTTCAATCTCTTCATTTAGAGGGTCATAACGGATTAATTCACCTTCCTTAATCGAAATAACATTTAACTTTCTATACTGTCCACTTCTGATAGCTAGCTGAATGTAGCCTTTATAACCTAATTGGAACTGTGCCACTGTTCCTCTCTTAGTCTTGTAAGGTACAAAGTAGTACTGTCCTAACTGAGGAGAAGGAGATAAGTTGAGCGCTTCACCAAGGAATGCGGCAGTAATGATACTGTTAGGCTCACACTCCTGAAGCTTTGGATCATTGACAACTGTAGAAGTAATAGAAGCGATGAAACGTGTTCCATTCTTACCGCCAACAACATCATTGATTTTTCTCTGTACTGCTGGGCTTGCGATAAAAGTACTGAATTTTGCTTTGTTTGTTGTGTCTTTTCTTAAACTGTTTTTAACTGTCATTTTTATTTACCTTCTTTCTTTCTAGGGAATCTTAAATCATAATCGAAACAGCCATCATATTTTGCTTTGAGGTAGTCTAGAGATATTTTCAACTCATTTAGTGCTGCTTTTGTTCCTACGATTTTACCAACCAGCATCTTTAGAGGTTCAGGTTCTTCTGGAGAAGCATTTACAGGCTCTTGTTGCTTAACTTCTTCCTTCTTTGCTTCTTCTTTCTTCTGATGTTCCTGTTCATCTCGTCTATTGATGATTTCTCTAAATCTTCTTTCTAGGAGTGGCTTAATGTCTTCAAAAGAGCCGTCTCTTAACTTATCTTTATAGACACTTACATCAATCATCTCTTGATCAACATCAGTTTCTTTACATCTAGCCTCTAAATAGATGTCTAAAGACTCACATCTTTGTAAATATGATTTATATGTTTCTTTAGTTCTTTCACATTCATTCTTGATTGCATCTACCAGCGCTTTGGTTGGCTTCTTATTGTTGATAAATTTCTTTAATGAACTCCAGCGTGGATCAATAGAGAAAACCTTAGTTGCACAGTATCCATCAAAGTCACCTCTATGCACATAATCATTAAGATCCTTATTACAGAGTTCTCTTACAACCATTTCATTCTCTGCTACTTCCTTATCTGTGAATTCCTTAATATCACTAGATAATGAGCTAATAGAAGCATCAAACATCTTAAGAACTTCTTTCATATCGTTCTCAAAGTCTGTGTAGACTTTCATTGCTTCTTTTTTGACTGCCTTCTTGCTTTCATTGACATTGTCTTTTTCTTTCTTCAGCTTAGAAACAACGTCAGATAACTCTTTATAGTTGTCTGCAGTCACTACAATGCCGTCATAGCGTTTTAAATAGGACTTTACAGCCTCTTTGAAGTGTTTTACGTTACATCCTTCAATCTGTGCTGGAATGACCTTTACAACACTTAAACTAGGCATTTCAGCAACTTCATTGACATCTGCATCAATAGGCTGTGTATCTTCTTCCACCGCATCCTGATACTTTACTAATTCATAGCTTTCAGCGTGTTCTTCTTTTAATGCGACTACTGATCCGTCTGGTGCAACTGCGATAACTGCACTCACTGCACCGAAAGGCCATTCAAGCCCTTCAACTTTCTTTTTATCATCTGCAAGCATGACTTTGATAATTTCAAAATCAATCTTGTCAGTGACAACACCGAGATAACCGCCATAGAGACGGTCTTTAATTTCTTTCTTAAATCTCATTCTTTTTCTCCTTTAAATAAAATTTGGTTCAATATCTTCCACGATGTGCTTTTGCCAGAAGGCTTCTTCATCAGCCTCTAGCTGCATGAGATTCAAAAGCACCTCGCTTCTTTCAATTCTTCTAATGATAGTTTTTGTCTCGTCACACCATGGCATCATGGCTATTGCGAATAAGACAACGAATTCAGCACCTGTCACATTCATATAATGAAGGCACTGACAGTAATATGTCTGAGGCATTGAATCATCGCCCCACTCTTCTTGGAAGTACTGCCACTTATTTATGGTCGTTGATTTTATTTCTAAAATTCCTGTTGATCCATCTTCCTTTCGAATAAGAGCGCCGTCCAAGTTGGCTCGCATCCAATCCTTATCCTTGCGAGATAACGAATAATCCTTTGTATCGATGACTTCATAGTCATCGCCATAGAGTGCTTCAAACAGGTTGAACATTACAGGTTCTAGACGGTTTCCCATCTCAATAGCATGATTTGAGACCTGAGGTCTTTTTTGTCTGTCTGTCTTGTCTTCCCAGAGTTCATGTAAAGTTGTGTAGCAGTTAACACCTTCAATGATTCCAGCGTCCGAACCACCAATCCCTTTTCTTCTCTGAGAGAGCCACCCTACTTTTGTCTTGGGAATCTCTTCATAAATGCAATCGAACAATCCCTTGAAGGAAGTCATCGTATTTCCTCTAAAGCTGCGATTACGTCTTTAATAAGAGCCATGCCACTGTCTCCAGTAACATCAATGAACACTTCTTGGTTGCCTTCATAAAGTCTGACAGTGCCCTCTTCATTGCCGTTCTTATCCTTGTGGTAAAGCATTTCAGCGATTTCATCGCTCCACTTTCTAGTTCTAGTGAGAGTCTCAAACAGGCTCTCTAGAATATCTTTCTTATTCTCCATCTACGTAATCCCCTCCGAACAATCTATCTAGCGCTTCTAAGATATCAGAGACTGCATTTGCATCACCTAATGGTCCAAATGCTTCAATTGCAGCATCCGGATTTTCATACACCTTGTTTATAATTCTATTGAATTCCTTTTCTTCTCCTTCATCGTCAAACCCATTAGTAAAGCGTCCTTCTTTGGCAGCTTTCACGATGTAAGCAAATAGCAATAAGTACTGCCATGTATTTCCTGTTCCTGTTACTTCACAGTTCCCGTCTTTAATCTCGAGGTGTAGGAATGGTGTTTCTACGTGTTTGATCATAATTATTTATCCCCCTTTAATCCGATATATTCCAAAAATAAGATGTTTAATCCTAATGAGAAAGCACTTGAGACATGTACAGCAGTACTATCCCAATTACTTCCTGATGTAATCATTGAGATTACTGTGCCTAAAACAAATGCATTAAATGCAATTAATAAGATTCTTTTACTATTCATAATTTCCTCTTTCCGTGCTATAATTAGCACTGTCTGATTTTTATCAATCTTTTCCGAGAAGATTGAGTGGGAGCACACGATGGCTGTCGTGTGTTCTTTTTTTTGTGCTCATAAGCACTTAGCGCCAGGAGACCGTATACAGTAGGTATGTATAGTCAATGGAATTACCCAAAAAGAGAAATGTTAAATTATGTATTGCAGTTCATTCTACGAATTATTATTTGTCTCCTAGCCTTAGGTGCCTACGAGCAACTATGCTACTTATTCAATTGTCTTTCTTTTAGTGAGCTCCTCTACCACTGCTGCAATCAACTTATCTGAAGGAGCTCTATAGTAATTATTCATGTAATCCATGAAAGCCTTTCTAGGAATGTAAGTACTTCTTTTGCCTGAGTCATGTTTTACTACTGAACCAGGCATTACGCCCTGTTCTATAGCGTTTAAGATGAAGTCTCTACTTTTCTTAGTGATTCTCATTACTTCCTCAACGCTGATACTCCATTCATCCATGATGATCACCTCCTATTGAAGGAACTTATTAATGAAATACTGCTGACCCTTGCCAGTAATCTTAGGTGTCTTAGTAGTGATATTTACACCTGAGCCGTTGACGTAAGAGCCTTCCTTGATTTCAAATAGACCTAGTTCCATAGCCTTCTGTGTAGGCATGTTGTAATCAGTGCCCTGGCGCTTGATCAGATAGCCTTTTTCTCTGAGCCATGCAAATAATCTCTTCTGACCCATGTCAATGCCATTCTGCTTTAAGATTTTGGCAAGTTCACCAACGAGGATAGATGTATGGCTAGTGGCTACTGCATCAGCAAATACCACCTTAGGCTTCATCTCCTCGATTACTTTATCCTTAGCAGCTAGAACGTTCTGCGCTTCAATCAGCGCTCTAGCCATTAATTCCTGTCCGCTTAGTTCCTTCACTTGGTACTGCCCTGTTTTTCTTAATGCTGGCAACACCTCAGATGTAACCCATCTCTTAAACTTCTTGGCACTTGGTAACTTGCTTGAGAGAACTAAACTATAAAGACCACTTTCGTTAATAATTGGAGTATTTCGGTTTCTACCGATAGAATCGCGAATCGCGATTGTATCTTTATCTTCACCGTCAACGTGCTTACTTAATGCATCATTTTGATTCTTATACCCAAGCACATCAGCCACATCTTTTCCGACGAACCAAGGTTCGTTATCAATCACTAATGTTCTGACTGAACCGAACTCTTGATTTTTAAATACTTGTAATTCATTCATTTTGATTCTCCTTCTTTGATTTTATTTCTACTATTAGTAGAGTGGCAAGGTAAAAAAATGCAATCCAAAGGGATTCCGTATAATTGTGACATTTTATGCATTGAAGGAATTCCAGGGATGGTTTTTCCGTTTTCCCAGTTAATTATAGTAGATCTTGAAACTCCTAAATTAGAAGCAGCTTGCTCTTGTGTGTAGCCTGCATTAACTCTAGCTGCTTCTAAAGTGATATTAATTTTTTCCAACAGTATTACCTCCTACTTCTTTAATAAGCTAATTAAACAAACAATAATTACGATATTTAGTACAATTTGTAATGTATCAAACATAATTTGCATAATATTATCTCCTTTCGTCTCTGATATATATTGACAACAGCGAAACAAAAAGTTAGTATCAATCAGAGAGAGGAAGAACCTCTCCCCAGCCATTATTTCATAATATCTTTTATCAAGTTGATTATTGAAATAATAAGGTTGATGATTGATGTAGCAAGTGCGATGCGGGCCAAATGCAATTCGTGCTTGCTTTTTCTTTTACGCTTTTTCTTCACTGATATGTCCTCCTTTCTACAAATACTATTATACTCTACTTTTAGTAGATTGCAACAAAAAGTAGAAAATATTCTACAAAAAGTGTATTGTGTTGCTCTTATTGTGGTATACTATATATAGAAAGGAGTGAATTTCATGTCAGATGACAAGTATAAATCTGTTTTTGCTGATAACTTAAATAAATTAATGAGAATCAAGGGAATCACACAGACAGACATTATTAATGATTTAAAAATTAACAAATCTACAATTTCAACATGGTGTAATGGTTCTAGATTGCCTAGAATGGACAAAGTACAATTAATTGCTGATTATCTAGGAGTTAGTAAGTCAGATTTAATTGAGGAAAAAGAAGCCAAAGAAGAAGTAATCAACTGTAACAATATCTACAAACTAGGCAAAATTAAACTCCCAATGTTGGGAAAAGTAGCATGTGGTGAGCCTATCTTTGCGGATGAAGACAGAGAGAGTTATATAATGATTGGCACTGATATTGGTGCTGATTTCTGTCTACAGTGCCAGGGTGACAGTATGATAAATGCAAGGATCCATGACGGTGATATTGTCTTTGTGAAGAAAACTGACATAGTAGAAAATGGAGAGATTGCTGTAGTAATCATAGATGATGAGGCTACACTAAAGAGATTCTTCTATTATCGTGAACAGAATCTAGTTATTCTGAAGCCTGAGAATCCAAAATATCAGGATATAATCCTTACTGGAGAGCAGTTGAATCAAGTTAGGGTTATCGGAAGAGCGGTCGCTTTCCAAAGTGATGTGATATAAATTAACGGGGAGGACTAAAAATGACTGAGCAAGAAGAAATGATTATAAATAGGTTGATTTCAAAAAGTAAAGATGCTTTTATATTTGCAATAGAAATCATTAATAAGCCAACTTTAAAACATAGAAGTGAAAATTTTGTTTTTAATATCTGTAATGCGTGGGAATTGATGTTAAAGGCACAGATAGTAAAAGAAAATGGAGAAGATAACATTTACTATAAAAACAATAAAGACAGAACAATTTCGCTACAAACGTGCATAGATAAGATATTTACTGATTTTAACAATCCAATTAAAAAAATTTAGAAATCATACAACGTTTAAGAAATAAATCCACTCACTTTATAACACCAGAATATGATGAATTATACATTTCATTGTATCAAGCAAATGTTATCTTTTTTGTAGATCATATCAAAAAAGTATTCGATATTGATTTAAATAAAGAATTACCTTCTAATTTTTTAACTGTTGCTGCTAATCCAAAATCTTTAAGCGATATAAGAATTATTGATAAAATAGATCAAAACACATTTACACAATTCTTAAAAGAAAGAAAAAATTTAGCCTCTTTAGAAGAAAGTGATGGTGTCGCAGTGTCATTTGAGGTTCATATGAAGAATGTCAAAAAGAATCCTGATTATACATTTAAAATTGATCCAAATGCAGAACTAAGTACCCAAGTTATAAAAAAAGTTATGGACCCAAGCAATAGTCATCCATACAGACAAACCGATATTATTAAAGCTGTTAATGAAAAACTTGGTGAAGGAACTATAAATCAATATAGTTTTAGAGCTATTAGATATTATGAACAACTTGAAGACAGTATTGAATTTTATTATTATCATCAGCAGTCAAAAAGCAAAACATATTCACAAAAAGCATTAGATTTAATTCTTAAAAATATCAAAGGAGTACCTAATTATATAGAGATTGCAATAAATGAGTTTAAAAAAAAGTAATCCCCGGAGCTAGAGAATTCTAAGATATTATTCTATCCTACTCCCATTCGGGAACCCTGCTTTATCCATCACGGATTACTTATTACATTATTATTATATCTAAAAGTTTTTAAAAGACAACCCATTTTATGATTTTGGTAAAATTGAAATTAATGGATTTTTGATATAAACAATAAAAAACTCCCCTGCTACCAACAGGAGAGTAATAAGGAAGAGGTACTACCAATACCTCATATAAAAGAAACTATTGCATAAAGTCCTTTTACGTACTTTATTTTAACGCATAAAGCACGTTCAAGGCAAATATAAATGAAGGAGCGTGATTTATTATGGCTGTAAGAAAAGATGAGAAAACTAAAAAATGGTATTTTTACGGAAAATATAAAGATCCAATAACAAATAAGTATAAAGATTATAAAAGACGTGGATTCAGAACAAAGCAAGAAGCCAAATTTGCAGAGTCTGAATTTCTAAAAAACTTTCTTGCCGAACAAAAAGGAAACGTCCTCATGTCTAGATTAATTGATGAGTATTTTTCACAGAAGAAAAAAGAAATGAAAAAGTCATCGTACAATTCTCTAGTAAATAAAACCAACAAGCATATTAGACCTTATTTTAATAATATGATAATTAATGATATCAAGCCAATACATATCAGAAAATGGAAAGATGAAATGAATGCAAAGAATCTTTCATTAAGATACAAAAGAGATATTTTCATCATGTTATCAACTATCTTTAATTTTTCTGAAAAGTACTACGGAACAGAAAACAATTGTCTAAAGCTTGAAGGAAATTTCAAAGACCCAACAGAGCCAAAAAAAGAAATGCTATTTTGGACTCTTGAAGAATTCGAGCAGTTCGATAATGTTATTGATGATCTAGAATATAAAACACTATTCAATTTCTTATATTGGACTGGATGTAGGCGTGGAGAAGCCTTAGCGTTAAACTGGAATGATTTTACATCTGGCTTCAAGTCTGTGAAGATAAGAAAAACAATAAATCAAAAAATTAAAGGCCAACCCTACGAAATAACAACACCAAAAACACCAGGTTCAAATAGAAACATACCTCTCCCAGATCAGCTAATTAACTTAATACAGAGGCTTTATGAATGCAATAAAGAAATAGAAGGATTCAACGATAATTGCTTTGTATTCGGTCTAGAGAAGCCTCTTAGTGATACAACAATTGAAAGAAAGAAAAATGAATATTGTAAGATAGCAAATGTGAAACAAATAAGAATACATGATTTTAGACATAGTCATGCAAGTTATCTTATTAATAACATGCCAAATGATCAAAACCTCATTCTGGCCATATCGAAAAGACTTGGACATTCAAGTCCAACTATAACTTTACAAGTTTATGCACACATGATGCCAAATGATGATGATAAACTATTAAATATCATGAATAAAAAATAAATTTTAGTCCATTTTTAGTCCATTATGAATATATAAACAAAAAAACCTCGATATAATCGAGGTAATTTTCTTATGGTGCGGGTGACAGGACTTGAACCTGCACGCCGAAGCACTAGATCCTAAGTCTAGCGTGTCTGCCAATTTCACCACACCCGCATCAAGATGGTGACTCGCAGGGGATTTGAACCCCTGACCCTCTGATTAAAAGTCAGATGCTCTGCCATCTGAGCTAGCGAGTCA